CTCTCGGGCAGCACGTCGGGAACGGCAACGCTGAACCCGCCCGCTGTCGCCTCCACGTACACGTACACGCTGCCTGCGGCAACAGCAACCCTCGGTTATCTCAACATCCCGCCCGTCGGTACGAAAACGGCGAGCTACACGCTTGCCGTGGGGGATGTCGGTAAGTACGTGCAGGTCAGCACGGGCGGCAGCATCACAATACCTGACGCGACGTTTGCTGAAGGCGATGTCGTCAGCGTGTTTAACAACACGACAGGCGCAATCACCATCACCTGCACCATCACGACCGCTTACATTGCCGGAACTGACGCCGACAAGGCCACGGTATCCCTCGCAACTCGCGGTGTTGCTACCATATTGTTTATTTCCGGCACGGTCTGCGTTATCAACGGCAACGTGAGTTAAGCCATGAGCGGCATTATGAGTTTGCTGCTCGCCGTGAAGGTTGGCGGCGGCGGGTTTACCGAATACAAAATCTTCACCGCATCCGGTAACTGGACTGCGCCCACGGGCGTGACCGAGGTGGAATACCTTGTCGTCGCGGGTGGGGGTGGTGGTGGACGTTATGGCGGTGGTGGCGCGGGCGGCTTTAGAACTGGCACAGGTTTGTCGGTAACCGCAGGCACCGATTACACCGTTACTGTTGGCGGCGGCGGCACAGGCAACAACGACTCCACAACCAAAGGCGTTTCTGGTTCAAATTCGGTTTTTTCAACGATTACTTCCGCAGGGGGCGGCGGCGGCGCTGCAACAGGTACGCCGGGGTCAACGGGAGTTGCTGGCGGTTCTGGTGGAGGGGGCGGCATTGCTCCGGGTGCTGCCGGCGGCTCTGGGAATACTCCTAGCACAGTTCCATCGCAGGGTAATAACGGCGGCAGCGGAACCGATAACAACGATTCATTTAGCGGCGGTGGCGGTGGCGGGGCTTCTGCTGTCGGAGCCAATGCAACGGTTTCGGTAGCCGGTAATGGCGGCGCAGGAACTGCATCTTCAATCAGCGGCGCATCTGTAACTTACGCAGGCGGCGGCGGCGGCTCAACCTTTAAGAATGTAGACACCGCAGGAACGGGTGGGTCTGGCGGCGGCGGTAATGGTGGCAAATACTCTCCTTCGCTTGTTGCTGGTTCTGCTGGAACTGCTAACACGGGCGGTGGCGGTGGCGGTGGTGGAACGGGCGCATATTCCGGCGGCTCCGGCATCGTCATCCTCAAGTACACCGTCCCCGTACAGTCTGTCGTAGCCACGTTCACCTCTACCGGCACATGGACTGCCCCGAGCGGCGTCAGCGAGGTTGAGTATCTTGTCGTTGCGGGGGGTGGTAGCGCAGGATGGAACCACGGTGGCGGTGGTGGCGCAGGTGGATTCCGAACTGGAACAGGGCTAAGTGTTACAGCCGGTACCGATTACACCGTAACCGTTGGCGCTGGGGGTGCCGCACAAAACACTACAAACAGCGCAGGAAACAACGGCAACGATTCCGTATTTAGCACTATTACAAGTACGGGCGGCGGCGGGGGCGGCACATACTCAAATCCCGCAAATTCAGCAAACCAAAACGGCAAGGCCGGTGGTTCTGGTGGCGGTGGTGGAGTAGGCGCTTCCTACATTGTAACGGGCACAGGTGGCGCGGGTAATACCCCGTCTGTATCTCCGTCCCAAGGAAGTAATGGCGGTGCTGCGGCTGCGTCGGGGACGTTGGTTGAAGCAGGTGGCGGTGGCGGCGCATCGGCTGTTGGTGCGAATGCTGTTGGTAGCACCTCTGGTGGAAATGGCGGTAATGGAACCGCGTCATCTATTTCCGGTTCGTCTGTTACTTATGCAGGCGGGGGTGGTGGCTCTATCGCTTCTCCCGGTACGCTCGGAACAGGTGGTACAGGTGGCGGTGGAAATGCCGCTTATGGAACAGGCGCAAGTGGAACCGCTAATACTGGCGGCGGCGGGGGCGGTGGCAACACGGGCAGCGGCGCAGGCGGCTCCGGTATCGTCATCATCAAATACAACATCGGCTCTGCATCAATCTTCACCTTCAAGTCCACGCAGAAGTGGACTGCACCGGCTGGTGCGGTGAGCGTTGACTACCTCGTTGTAGCGGGGGGTGGGGGTGGCGCGAACCAATATGGCGGCGGCGGGGCTGGCGGATTCCGTACCGGCACGGCATTAAGTATTACCGCAGGAACCGACTATACGATTACCGTGGGCGGCGGAGGTGCTGGCGGCACCGGGCCAGACGCATCATCTTCTGGCGGTGGGACACAGGGTTCAGATTCCGTATTTAGCACTATCACTAGCGCGGGGGGCGGCAAGGGATCGTCTTACACTCCAAACTCAACCGGAGGTTCTGGCGGTTCTGGCGGCGGCGCAGGCTATGCTTCTGGTGGAGGCACAGGCGGCGCTGGTAATACCCCGTCGGTCAGCCCGTCGCAGGGGTCAAACGGCGGAAATAGCAGCAGCAGCGCGCCAAATTACGGTGGCGGTGGCGGTGGCGGCGCGTCGGCAGTAGGGGCAAACGGCACTTCTACAACTGGCGGCAATGGCGGCGCTGGCACAGCATCATCAATCTCTGGCGCGTCCGTGACATACGCTGGCGGTGGTGGCGGCGGCACATTTAGCGCAGGCACCGCAGGCACAGGCGGCGCAGGCGGTGGAGGCGCAGGCAACACCAACGGGAACGGAACTGCCGGAACGGCCAATACCGGCGGCGGCGGAGGTGCGGCAGCGTCATTTCCTTCAGCGTCAACTGGCGGCGCAGGCGGCTCCGGTATCGTAATTCTCAAGGTCAACTTCACATGAAAACTTATCAACTAATGGGCATTGATACGGCGATGCACTTGCTGCGTCCCGGTGCGAAGTGGGAAATCAGCAACCGCGAAATCACCCGCTGGGAAGATCCGCGACCGAAACCGTCGTGGGACGAGATCATGTTCACGATTGAGAAGATCAAGGAACTTGAGGACGCGGTGCCGACGATCCTCCTGCCCGAACAGCAGAAGGCGTTTGAGGACTACGTTGACCAGATTGAAAAGGCGGTCGCGTGAATCTGTATTCCATATTCCCGACGGCGGTTGCCAAGTTTGAACTCGGACGCGACTTCAGCCCCGAGGAAACTGCCTTTGTAGACTCGCAAGAGACGCACAAGAACCAAGGCAACACCACAAGCAACGACCGCTATGTGCTGCGCCACGACACGATGGCAAACCTCAAGGCGTTCGTTGAGGCGAGCGTCCATGCGTATCTACAAAGTATCTACGCCCCGAAAAACGAGGTGGGCCTACGCGTGACGCAATCGTGGCTCAACTACTGCCAGCCCGGTCAATGGCACCACAAGCACGCGCATCCGAACTCGTTTATTTCGGGCGTGTTGTATCTCAAGGCCGCACGCGAGCGCGACAAGATTTATTTCTACCGCGACGGTTACCAGCAGATCAAACTGCCGACGGATAACTGGAACCTCTACAACAGCGAGAGCTGGTGGTTTGAGGTCGGTGCCGGTGACTTGATGCTGTTTCCGTCCAGCCTCACGCACATGGTGGAAGCCGTGCAGCAGGAGCGGGTATCGCTATCGTTCAACACTTTCCCGGTTGGTTATGTCGGGGAAGAAGAATCGCTAACGGCGTTGCATCTTGAGAACCCTCAAGGCGCAGCGTAATGACTTTCCGGAGTTTTACGCGGAGTACAGTATTGATGATCTAGGGATATTCATGGACAAACTGCCGGTCGCCTTTTTGCCAATCATTAAGGCCGACATTGAGCAGCGAGGCATGGTTCACCCGATCATCATTTTCAGTCCTTACGAGCAGTACCAGACCGACCCGAATCCGGTGCTGCCCGCAAAGACGAGTTGGAGGCGAGAGATACTGCGGGTGTACATGGGACACAAAAGGGTGTGGGTAGCAAGGGAGTTAGGTTACTCGCACATTTCTGCGTACCATGTACGGACGGACAAGCAGGCCCGAGCGTTATGCGGGCATACGACGATTAGAGAGTTTTGCCCAAATTGAGGATTTAATCATGGCCCACTTTGCCAGAATTGACGAAAACAACGTGGTTCAGCAGGTCATCGTTGTCGCCAACAAGGACACGGCTGACGCTGACGGCAACGAACTGGAAAGCATCGGCGTGGCGTTCTGCCAGAAGCTGCTCGGCGGCAACTGGAAGCAGACGAGCTACAACGGCAACATCCGCAAGCACTACGCCGGGATCGGCTACAAGTACGATGCCGCGCTGGATGCGTTCATCCCGCCGCAGCCGTATCCGTCATGGACGCTGGATGCCGACTGCAACTGGCAGGCTCCGGTGCCAATGCCCGCTGACGCTGGCACGGGCGAACCGCCCAAGATGTATTCGTGGGACGAGGCCACGCAGTCGTGGGTTGTCGTTGAGGGTATGCCGTGACATCGGTGCAGGAGCTAGAAGTGACCGTTACTAGTCACATTGATGTTTGTGCAGTCCGATATGAGGCCATCCACGCTCGGCTTAAGCGTCTTGAGCGATTGGTTATTTCTGTCGGCGGCACGGTCATCCTTGTGCTGATTGGTGCGCTTGGCAGCATGGCCGTGATGCTGGTAGACGCGATTAAATGAGCGAGGACATTGAACTGCTGAAAGTGCAGATCAAGGCCGAGTTACAGCGCCTTGAAGCTAACAGCAGCGCCAAAGACGTAGCGGGCAAGGCTATCGGTAAGGACGGCCTCAAGTATATCACCGCCATTGTAGTGATCGGTGTGTTGTCTAGCCTTGCGTTGGATAGCGACAAGATCGCCGCCGTGATGGGGCTGCTCGGTGCCTCGCTGACCGCCCTTATCTCCATGCTGGCGTCTATTGCTGGCACCGTGGAGAAGGAAGAAAAGCCCGAGTTTGAGGTGATTAAGGAATTGATCGCCAAACTGGACAAACTTGACCGCAAGGAACAGCCGATGCGGGTAGACGTAGAGGGCGATCATGTCACCGTCACCAAAGGTGATGACGTAGTGAGGGCTTCCAAATGATGACGATGGTTAGCACCTTCCTGTCGTTCCTTGCGGGTGGTCTGCCCAAGATTCTTGCGATTTTCCAAGATCGGCAGGACAAGAAGCATGAGCTTGCGTTGGTTGCCGCACAGAAGGAGCGTGAACTAGCCCTCGCAGAACGCGGCTTTATCGCGCAGGCACGGGTTGAGGAAATCAAGCTGGAGCAAATCCAGACGCAGACTGCTGCGGAGGAACGCCAAGCCCTCTACAGCCACGACGTAGAGATCGGCAAAGGCGCAAGCCAATGGATGATTAACCTGCGGGCGTCGGTACGCCCGGTTGTCACCTACATTTTTGTGCTAGAGCTTGTCATCATCAACATCGCTGGTATGTGGTACGCGTGGAACCAAGGCGTACCGTTTGCGATTGCGCTAGAAAACGTATTCTCTGAAGACGAAATGCTCATTCTGAGCAGCATCATTGCCTTTTGGTTTGGTACGCAGGCTTTTGGCAAAAAGTGAAGGTATCAGACGCGGCCATCCGCATGATTAAACACCATGAGGGCGTGAGATTGCGCCCTTATCGGTGTCCTGCGTTACTTTGGACAGTCGGCGTGGGTCATGTCATTGACCCAAGCCATACAGCGGTGAAATATGAGGAACGGCGTGCCTTACCGATACCCGATGGCTGGGATCGTCAGCTCTCTATGGGAGAGGTGGACGCTATCCTTGCTCAAGACCTTGCGAAATTTGAGCGCGGCGTGGCCCGACTTTGCCCTGCTGCTTCTAATAGCCAAAGCCAATTTGACGCTCTGGTGAGCTTTGCCTTTAACGTCGGACTTGGAAACCTACAGCGCAGCAGCATACGGATGCGCTACAACCGAGGGGACATAGAGGGCGCTGCTGACGCCTTCCTGATGTGGACGAAGGCGGCAGGGCGGGTATTACCGGGGTTGGTTAAGCGCCGTCAAGACGAACGCGCAATGTTTCTAGCTCGTTCTTGAGCGTGCGTATTTCCAATGCCAGCGTCGTTGCTTCAGCGGCCAAGCCCGCTTGGCGCATCGCCGCCAATGCTTGCTCAACCTTGACTTGCTGACTGAACCTCCACGGCATCCGCTCCATTTCCGTTTTCCATGCCCCCGGCGGGCTTTCGGTATCTATGATCACCAGTATTGCCCTCCTGTGCGCCGCCGTGAACACGCCCAGTTAGGGGGCGGCACATGACGCCAGTCATAGCGCCAAAACCGCTGTAAAGCCTCCAGAATCGCTTTCACGGCATACCCTCCACGCTGTAGTTGGCTGACGGTGATTTCCAGCCTCGCGGTACGTCTCCGCTGATCCACGACGGGTCAGACCACAGAAGCCGATTGTTGGGATAGGCGATCCATTGGCCCGAATCCAGCGCAATGATGTGATGGTCTTTGGACTGGTCAGGCACCTCGCTCCACCCGCCGTCGCACCACATGACCGAAAACAGGTACGTCCCCGGGCGCTGCACCCCGTCGCGGCCTACGGCCTTGACGCGGTGGTTACGCAGGAACGCCACCTCCTTGACCTGACAGTTGCGGCTAAAGCTGTCCCACCATACCACCAGCGGCAGCGCCATTTCGGGACACGGCTTGCTACAGAGCGCGTGGATTGGGATTCTGGCCCATTGTGCGCCTGACTCCAACATCACTTGGAAGTACGGTACGCGCATGGGTTCTGCACGGAAGCCAAACACGGTGCAGAGCGTGAATTCGCCCTTGCCGCTCTGCTGGTCGTACAGGAACTCGTTGCGGACGTAAGCGGTGGTGTAGGGCGTGTCGCACCAGAAGTTCATACCAGCCCCTCTTTTCGTAGTTGTGCGATGGTTCGCGCCATCCCCTCAAAATGGGCAAGGCGCAGTTCGTCGCGGGATAAGCCTGTAACGTGCGTCTGGCCGTCCACCTCGGCGTGGCACGCTGAACACACCCACGCGCCTAAGAGATCGTCGGCCTTATGGCCCATGCCGCTGATGCCGACCATGCGGATATGGCCTAGCACGACCGTCTCGCTGTTGTGGTTGCAGCACGGCAATCGCACCATGCAGCCACGCCCTCGGGCCGCTTTACGCAGGTTCATAGTTAGGCTCTGGGATGGTAATGCCCATGTCCGCACACTTTGCGCTTAACCAATCAAGGTAATCGCGGAACTGCTGTTTGGTCATTTGCGAGGATCGCAACACCGGGCGCATCCGCTTGCGGCCAAAACCCTCTAGCATTTCCCAGCCGCCAAACTCGCCCACCATGTATTCGTGGATGTCATCGCGGCTCCAGCCTCTTAGCATTTCACCGCCGCCCTCAAGGATGGCGGGATAAGCTACGCCCCATAAAAAGTTATTTTGCGGCTGGGTTCTAGGCTTTTTCCACACCTCCACCGTCACCGCAAACGGTTTGTCGGTCGGCAAGTGCTGCGCCATCCGCGCAACGGCGGTGGCAATCTGGTCAGGCGGTGTGCCAATGGGGAAAATACGCTTCACAGCCGCTCCTCAAAGTCTATGTAACGCCATCCAAGATACTCAGGCGTTACCGCATATACGTCATAGTCATACCCGCGCTCTTTGTCGGTAATGCGCCGCACTAGCCAGTCAGGGAACGTCGTCTTAACGTCTATTAGCGCCGCGACCGTAAGGCTCGCGTTGACGATGTAGTAATAGTCAGGGCAAGGATCGGCAGCATCAAACGACTTCTTGGCGCAGATTGCAGCCGTTTCAAACGGCCATGCCTGATACTCAAAGTCATGCTTAATGTGCTTCACCTCTATGCGCTTCCCTGAGACGTAAATATCACCCTTGTCAGCAAACTCTTTGCGGTCGGCAAAGTCACGCGCCATGCGGCGTTTCGGTAGTGTGACCGTATGCCCAAGGTTCAGAAGGTAAGTCGCCACAACAATTTCTGCTGGGCGACTTGCTCTAAACCTCGCCTCAAAGTCAGAAGGGGATGTCAAGGTCGTCCCAATTATCTTCCGTGAGCGGTTGCTGCGGTGACTTGTCCGGCGTGCGCTGCGGTTCGCCTGTGCGTGACAAGCGGCCCTCGCCCTTCGCTTCAAACTTCAGCGACATAAACTTGTCGCCCGTTTTCTTACTCGCCTGTATCCAGCCCGAAACGTTCATGTCCACGTTGTTAATGACGCATGAACCGCGATAGTCGGGGCGCTTGTCATTGCCCTGTTTGTCATTCTTGAACAGCACCCCTCGCATATTGGGATCGTATTGATTAGCCACGCTTCAACTCCTGTAGTTTTTCCAACTTCTCGTTTAACTCGGCAAGGAAAGTCTTAACCTCGCCCTCCAATGTCGTGATGTGTTTGTCGTCGCGCTCCACGCGCTTCACGAACATCCGCAGGTGTTCTGGCAACCGAGGGTCGTAGGACACGAAATCACACCATTTGCGCCCGGTGCAGGCCATTTGCCATTGCATCTGCGCGAGGTGTTTGGTCGGCACCTCGCCATCCAGCAGCGTGTCTAGGTGAGTGCTGGTCGCAGGACACTTCACCTCCACCAGCCCCTCATCGCCTACAAAACCGTCAGGAGACGCGCCAGCGTTCGTAATGCGGGGGTGATCAACGAACCCCACCTCCTCCACCAACTCGCCCGTATGGGCGCTATACGCGGCTCTGGCGTGCGGCTCTTGCTCGGTTCCCCACTCCATGTGCGCGGTCGTGAACCCGCCAACCCTTTGACCCGTCAACCGCTCTACGATGAGGTCGGCCATGTAACCCTCGCGGGTCGCGCCTTTGCCTTTGGCAATGACTTCAGATACCCGGGAGGCCGTGACTTTGCCGAGCCGTGCTTGATGCCATTCGGTTGTGCGCTGCTCCATTACTGCACCTCTTTGCTGCGAGCCATAAACGCATCCATGTGCAGCTCACGCACCGGGACGGGCAGATCGTTAAGCAGCGCACGCAACGCCTTCTTGCTATCGCACCCAGCGATCTGCGCCAGCACCTCGGGGTCTTGCGCGGCAACTTCGTGCGTCGTGGCATCGGCGTCGTTGTCGCCCTCGGTTGGGATGCAGAACGCTTGGAAGGCGGCGTACTTGTAGGCCGCAGACATGGCCTTGTTACTGGCCTTATCGCCCGAGTCCATCGCTTCGCCAATCGTGACGACCGTGTGTTTGCTGCCATCCTCGGCGGCAACAAAATCAAACTCCACCGAAAGGGTGACGTAAAACAATGCCGTCCCTTGACGGTTCTGCCGCTCCACCACCTCGCGTGCCGTCACGCGGGGCAAGATGCAAAGGCCGTGCTTGGCAAGCAGCGGTGACAGCGCCCCGTACACTTGGTCAATGCCGCGGAACTTGTAACCTTGCGACTGGTTCTTGCTGTCTTTGCTAATGCCGACTTTGCTCAACTCGGCGGTAATCGCCGCGATCTTTTCATACACCTTCATGGTTGTTCTCCTTAAGTTCTGCGAGAGCGCGGTTACAAGCCTCAATGCGTTCTTGTTCTTCGCGCTGTTGTAATTCCAAATCTTGCTGATGCCACCAACTGCCGTCGTCTTGCCAGACGTTATCGGGTTCCATGCGTCACCTCCGCATCGCAAGAGTGACCGTCGCAGGGGTCAACGAGAGCAGCCAGCAGGTAGATGATGACGATGCCAAAAATGGCGAGTTTGCTGCGCTTCATACGTCCCACGCCTCCTCTTGCACCTTGCGGTAGTGGCTCCAGCAAGAGTTCTCTAGCGTGTCAAATTCCTCAATCGTCAGATACTCAAGGTCGCACTTGTAATTGACGTAGACCGCGTTGGATTTCTTGTCGCTGCTGTCAATGCCGTCGGGGTACACGCCAAGGATGTACGCGCTGCAAATCTCTAGCGTCTCGGGTACGCCAACCAAGGGATCGCCATAATGTACGGCGTACTCAACTTCAGCCTCAAAGGCTACGCCGAGCAGGACAATGGTGGTGGTTGTAAGCATATCTGTTGCTCCTGTTGTGAGGGGCGGCTTACGCCGCCACCCCGTCAAGATTGATCACGCGAGGGCGTGACGGATCATCAAAAAAGTGGTTGCCTTCCATTGGCGCAGTAAAGTTAACCGGCAATTCGGCTTTGAGCGGTGCGCCTTCCCAATATCGCGCAACGGTTTCGGCGGTAAACGTGCCTTCGTCAGCGTTAATGCTTTTGACGATGCCGATGTAGTAACAATCGCGGTTGCTGTGGAAATCAAGGCTCTTGACAAGGGAACCAATCTTTAAGCTGCTCATTGTGTATCTCCTATCTGTGGATGCGTTGTGTCTGTCAACGGTTCCCAGTTTAGCAATCTAAACGGCCATGTCAACACCCTAGGCAAAAAAAGTTTAGACGGATAGACTCCCGAGCATGGACATCCAGAAGCTCATCAAACGATACGGTAGCCAGCAAGCCGTTGCTGCGGCCCTTGGCGTTACCAAAGGCGCTGTAAGCCAATGGGTCAAGGCTGGGGCGATCCCTGCGGCTAGGCTGTGGCAGATCAAAGCCGGGGCTGTAAAAGCGCCAAAAGGACGTTAATGGACGCTAGAAACGACAAACCCCCTTTCGGGGGCTTGACGCGGCTTTCGGGAAGCCTGTACGCTCGGGTTGCAGTTCGGCGTAGAGGCAGTTTAACAGCGTTAACTAGCCTGTCAACAAGCCCCTACGTCATTCGCTCGGGTACTCTGGTCGGGGAAACAACGCACAGAGCCACCTTAAACCTAGATCGGGGCAGCCAGCCTCTAGGTGCGCGGCGTATCGTCGGGAAGCGCAAATGGCAACCGGAGCAATCTGGTGAAAAGTAGCCGACAGCGGATGGCTCCGTCAGTCATCAAACCGCACGATCCCGTTGAGGCGTACTCCGTCTCAACCGTGCGGATTCACCATCAGTCATCAAGGTTTAGAGGGTAATCACATGGTAGAAGGGTTAGACGTTACGGCATGGGAGAGGTGGGTAGCGTTTCGCAAGGCGATACGCAAGCCGATCAAGGAAGCCTCAATTCATGCGATGCAGATGAAGCTGGCGAAGTACGGTGACGATCAGGAAGAAGTTGTTAACCAGTCGGTCAGTAACCAATGGCAAGGGCTGTTTGACCTCAAAAAGTCCAAGCCCGGGTTCGGCGAAAAAC